GAGCTGCTGGTGCACTGCGTGGCGGCCAAGAAGATCATCGACATCTACCGGGCCACGGCCCACCCCGTGGTGAGCTTCTGGGACATGTGTGACCGCTTACTAACTAAGTCCCTTGCCGGTGGCGAAGAGGTGGTGTATAAATGTCTAACGTTCCGCAAGAACGAGATCGTGCTGCCAAACGGCATGTCGCTGCTGTACTCCAACCTGCGCCAAGTCACCGACAAGGAGACCAAGCAGAAGAGCTGGGTGTACGGCGAGGACGAGACCAAGCTGTATGCTGGCAAGATCACCAACAACGTGACCCAAGCGTTGGCGCGGATCGTGATGACGGACGGGATGCTACGTACTTCGAAGAAGTACTTTGTGGCAGGCACAGTGCATGATGAACAGATCGTCGTGGTGCCCGACGAGGAAGTGGATGCAGCCAAGACTTGGGTCTTGGCGCAGATGACCGTGGAGCCCAAGTACATGCCCGGGGTTCCCCTGGCCGTTGAAGGTGGCGCACACCATAGATATGGACTGGCAAAGAAATGAACGATTCAGTTTTGATTGACTACGCAGCGTCGCTCATGGAAGTTGAGCGTTTGGCCAAGGGTGTGCATCACGCGTGCCTGGAGCGTGACTATGAGAAAGCGCAGGAGCAGGCAATGGCAATGCTCGTAGAAGCAAGGCTTACATTGCAGACATTACGACACATGTATGAAAAGGAGAAAGCAAGATGAAGCAACTGGTATTGCCCAAGAAAGTACAGGTGGGCAGCAAGTGGTACAGCGTCGATGTGGTTGAGTCGATGCGCAGGAAGAGTGAGATCGGTCGTATCACCTACGACACGCAGAAGATCGAGCTGGCCCGGCGCACGCACCACGGCGTGCCGTTCAGATTGTCGGCACTGGAGGAAACGTTCTGGCACGAGCTGACCCACGCCATCCTGCACAGCATGGGCGAGCATGAGCTCAACAACCGCGAGCGGTTCGTCGAAGAGTTCGCTCTGCGACTGGCCCGAGCGATACGCACAGCGAGGTTTTGATGAAGACAGTCACTTGGTCTCACTCGGCGTTGAAAAAATACGAGCAGTGCCCCAGGCAGTACTATGAAACGACGGTGCTCAAGAACTACCCGTTCAAGGACACAGACGCAACGCTCTACGGCAAGGAGTTACACACGGCAGCGGAGCTGTACATCAAGGAGGGCACGCCCCTGCCACCGCAGTTTGCGTTCATCAAAGACACGCTCGATGCGCTCAAGGCCAAGCCTGGACGCAAGCTGTGCGAGCACGAGATGGGCGTGACCAAGGACTTGAAGCCTTGTAAGTTCATGGACAAGGAGGTGTGGGTGCGCGGCATTGCCGACCTGCTCATCATCGACGACGAGAACCTCACGGCCAGAGTGGTGGACTACAAGTCGGGCAACAACAAGTACCCAGACCGCGAGCAGCTCAAGCTCATGGCGCTGATGGTGTTCGCCCACTTCCCCCACATCCGGCGCGTCTCTGGCGCGCTGCTGTTCGTGGTCAAGGAAGACATCGCCAAGGCCAGCTTCATGGTGGGCGAAGCCGAGGAGTATTGGTGGGACTACAGAGAGCGCGTGGCTCGCATCGAGCAGGCGCATGAGACCGGGGTGTGGAACCCCAAGCCGACACCGTTATGCGGTTGGTGTCCGGTGACAACGTGTGAACATAACCGAAAGAGAGGGTGATATGCAGACAAACGGCAAACGCAATTACAAACACGCCTACAAGCTGCAGAAGGCCAGCGGCGAGACCACTGACCAACTGGAGCGGCAGAAGGCTCGCAGGCTCTACGACAAGAAGGGCATCGACCGCAGCGGCAAGGACATCGACCACAAAGTGCCGCTGCGCAAAGGAGGCAAGACATCGCCCGGTAACCTGCGCCTTCGCAGCAAGAGCGCCAACCAAGGAGACAACAAATGATGTTTGAACAATGGTGGGCGGGCATCTCGCCTGCCGAGCAGAAATTGATCGGTATCAACAACGCCTACTTCGTGTGGACCGAGGCGCGTAGGCAGGCACCCAGCGCCCTATTCCTCGACAGCTTTGAGCTGTGTCGTTCCGACGACGAGTTGTTCATTCTGCGTATCAACGGTCCCAATGAAGGTGATGGTGGTAGGTTCAAACTCTTTGAGTTTGAAGTGGTAGTCAATGAATTTTTCAACAAGAACTTCTAAGCACAGGAGAAAGTAAATGGAGATAGTTGCGGACAAGGCAGTCGTCTTCAGGACGCGCAACCCAGACAAGTACCAGATCATCCCCAAGCACAAGGTGCTTGACCAAGACGGCGACACCTACAAGATCGCTGTGTACTGGGGTCTCGATGAGGTGCGGGTGCTGCGCAACCTGGGCGTCAAAGATGTGCCTTCGCCCATCACACGGCGCTACAACTGGCCAGGGCGCTACAAGCCTATGGCGCATCAGGTTGAGACCGCATCGTTCCTGACGGTGCATCGCAAAGCCTTTGTGTTCAACGACCCCGGCACGGGCAAGACACTGTCGGCGCTGTGGGCTGCAGACTACCTGATGCAGCGTGGACTTGTGCGGCGTGCGCTTATCTTGTGTCCGTTGTCGATCATGCACAGCGCGTGGATGGGCGACCTGAACAACTCAATCATTCATCGCTCTGCCATCGTCGCGCACCACGCGCAAGCTGCCAAGCGCATCGAGATGATTCAGTCGGACTACGAGTTTGTGATCTGCAACTACGACGGGCTCAACCTGATCGCAGAAGAGATCAACGCAGACGGCAGGTTCGACCTTGTGATCGTTGATGAGGCCAACGCATACAAGACGATGACCACCAAGCGGTGGAAGACGCTCAAGTCCATTGTGCGCCCCGACTCGTATCTGTGGATGATGACGGGCACACCCGCATCGCAGTCGCCATCGGATGCGTACGGGCTGGCCAAGCTGGTCAACCCGCAAGGGGTGCCGCAGTTCTACACATCGTGGCGCGATCAGGTCATGTACAAGATGACCATGTTCAAGTGGGCACCCAAGCCCACGGCCAAAGACGATGTGTTCAACGCGCTGCAGCCTGCGATAAGGTTCACCAAGGAGCAGTGTCTGGATCTGCCACCAGTCATGACGATGGTGCGCGAGGTGCCGCTCACGCCGCAGCAGACCAAGTACTACAACTTGCTCAAAGATCAGATGCTGGCCCACGCCGCAGGAGAGACCATCACCGCTGTCAACGCCGCTGCCGGTGTGAGCAAGCTGCTGCAGATCTCGTGCGGCGCGGCCTACACAGACTCCAAGGAAGTTGTTGAGTTCGATGCTGCCCCGCGCCTGGGCGTGCTGGAGGAGATTCTGGAGGAGACGAATCGCAAGGTCATTATCTTTGCCATGTTCCGCTCCACCATCGACGCCATCCACATGCACCTGACCAAGAAGGGCATCAGTGCCGAGGTCATCCACGGCGGAGTCAGCGCCACCAAACGCGCAGACATCATCCAGCGCTTTCAGACCCAGCCCGACCCTCGTGTATCTATCATGCAGCCGCAGGCAACGGCACATGGGATTACCTTTACTGCTGCCGACACCGTGGTGTTCTACGGTCCCTTGATGTCCGTGGAGCAGTACATACAATGCATCGCTCGGGCTGATCGCAAGGGCCAGAACAGCGACAAGGTCACCGTGGTGCACATCCAAGGCTCGCCCATCGAGCGCAAGATGTTCAAGGCGCTGACGGCCCGCGTCGATGACAACGACCTGCTCACAGCCATGTTTGAGTCGGAGATCAGAAGCTAGAATGGCGAAACCCTGTGGCACGGGAATGCGCACAGGGTCTCTAATCACAACGAAAGACACTTCGTATGACTCGCAAGATTGTACCGCTACCAACGCAAGCGCAATTGCGCGCGCTGTTTGAGTACGACCCCGACAGTGGGGTGTTTACGTGGCGCATTAGTAAGGGCACTGTACGCGCCGGGGACCGTGCAGGCTGGCTACATAAGTCTGGCTACGTGTACATCGGGTTGCATGGCAAGAGCTACAAAGCACACAGGCTTGCCTGGGCGTACGCTTACGGCGTTGATCCTGCGGGGCTGATCGACCACAAAGACAGGAACCCGTCAAACAACCGTCTTGCCAACTTACGCGTGGTATCAGACGGACAAAGTAACCAAAACAAACAGGTGTACAGAAACAACGCCAGTGGGCACAAAGGTGTGGGCTGGTACGCCCGCAGAAACATGTGGCGCGTGCGCATACAGCACGAGAACAGAGTAATCCTTGTTGGGTTTTTTAGCAGTGTGCAACAAGCAGTAACGGCACGCAAAGCCGCAGAAAAGCGCCTACACACCCACGCACCAAAGACATGAAAGGAGGCACTTGCAAAAACCAAAAACCCGTGTAAACTGTCCAACGCTTGACAAAACAACAGGAGAAAGCACATGACGGAAACTGAAGACGAAGTGGTCCCCATCGACCTCCTCGTGAAAATCCATACCAAGATCAAATCACGCATCGACGCGCTGACCAAAGAGTACGACACTGCGGTGGAGCAGCTCAAGGCTCAGCAAGACGAGGTGCGCTTTGCCATCAAAGACAAGATGAAAGCCCTCGGGCTCAAGTCTGTCAACACATCTTACGGGACGGTCTCCCTCTCGACTAAGGTGCGCTACAACACGCAGGACTGGGACTCGTTCAAGAAGTTTATTCTTGACCACCAAGTCGTTGACCTGCTGGAGAAGCGCATCGCACAGACGAACATGGCGACCTTCCTGTCAGAGAACCCGGGTGTTGTTCCACCCGGTTTGAACTCGCACACCGAGTTCGAAATTCGTGTAACCAAGTCCAAGTGAGTTAACCATGAGCAATATCACGCTTTTTAACGCCTCCAACGTCCCCGCCTTCGCTCGCAACAACGAGCTGTCTGAAACTGCCAGAGCCCTGACGGGCGGCAGTGCTGGTGCCTCGACCAAGCGCATCTCCATCAAGGGCGGTGTGTTCCGCCTTGTCTCTGGTGGCAAGGAGATCGCGTCGATTGATGACCGCCACCTCGATGTGGTTGTCGTCAAGGCAGCGCCCAAAGTCAGCCGCATCTTCTACGCAGGTGCGTACGACCCAGACAAGATCGCCGGGCCCGACTGCTGGAGCAACGACGGCGAGAAGCCCGACGCCTCGATCAAGGAGCCGCAGAACATGACCTGCATGGGCTGCCCCCAGAACGAAGCGGGCTCGGGCAATGGCAACAGCCGCGCCTGCCGCTTCCAACAGCGCCTTGCTGTTGTGCTGGCCAACAACCCCGAGGGCGATGTGCTGCAGCTCACGCTGCCCGCAACGTCGATCTTTGGCAAGGAAGATGGCGACAAGCGCCCGCTGCAAGCGTATGCACGGTTCCTGGCTGCGCAGACCCCGCCGGTCAACCCCGAGCAGATCGTCACCCGCATGAAGTTCGACACCAAGGCCGAGAGCCCCAAGCTGTTCTTCACGCCCGTGCGCTGGTTGGAGGATGCCGAGTACGAGTCTGTCACGCGGCAGGCGGAGAGCGACGATGCCAAGCGGGCCGTCATCATGACGGTGGCGCAGGCCGATGGGGTCAAGCCCAAGGCAGCACCGATGGATATCCCCGGCAAGCCGACGCAGGCCAAAGCCGCGTCCAAGGTCGATGCTGTAGAGGATGAGGACGAGGCCCCAGCGCCCAAGCCAACCAAGGCCCCCAAGGCCAAGCCGGTGGCGTCCGAGGACGACGAGCCAGAAGTGCGCAAGGCTCCGTCCAAGGAGACCGCAGTGCCCGCCAAGAAGTCCAAGCTCGCTGACATCGTCAGCGACTGGGACGACGAGTGATCTACAGGGGCGGCGCAAGCCGCCCCCCAACACAATGTCTTATTCGCAAAAAACAATCGACGCTGTTCTGTCAGCACCCAAGACCCCGGGCAACCAGCTCGGGCGCTGGGCCATCCACCTTGACTTCCCCGTGACCAAGATTGCGCAAGCCCTTGGCGTCACCCGGCAGACCGTATATAATTGGTTCATGGGCAAAGACGTTTTCGTTGCGTACCAAAATCGCGTGGAGCTGTTGTTGATCATCATGAAGTCCTCACGCACAGCCGATGAGGCATGGAGAAGAATATGTCACGAGTACAACTTACCAACATGACCGACGAGGAGCTCCTGCGCTACGCGTACATGGAGAAGGACGACCCCCTGGTGCTGGAGCTGTGCGCTCGCATCGCCCGCTTGCTCGACGAGAACGCCGAGCTCAAAGTACAACTGCACTACCCGCACGGCTAACCCCCCGCACCAAGGAGCCTTATGACACCGCTTGAGTTTCTAGCGGAGGTTCTGCCGTCGCCGGGTAACGGGTTTTACTGCGCCGCAGAGCTTACAAACAAGAAGTCGCACGTATATGGGGAGACGCTGGAAGAGATCATGCCCACCATTGAGAAGTGGGCAAAGCAGGGCTACGACACATATTTCGCGCTGGGCACGTTTGGCACGAACAAGGACCGCACCAAGGAGAACATGCACGCCAGCCAAGTGCTGGCAGTAGACCTTGACTGCAACCACCCCAAGGATATCCCCGACGAGAACGGCGTCATCAAGACCAAGGCGTACCCCAGCGCCAAGGCTGCCGCTGCTGCACTGCACAAATTCTGCGAAGACTCCGGGATGTTGTCCATAGGCGACCCCTGGCTCGTGCACTCAGGCGGCGGCATACACGCGTACTGGCCGCTCACGGACATGATGTACAAGGAGGACTGGTTC